GCAATAGCCTGTTCGGCATTAGCAATAACATAATCACATTCATCATTAAACTGCTGGGTAACATTGTCAGCATATAACAATGGTGTAAGTGATTTTTCTTTAAACACCCGATAGCCAGTTTCTGCCATCCATGTAAATGTACGAATGGCAGCATCTATTACATCTACTGCCTTGAGCTGCTCCTTAGCAGCCTCAATAGCAACCAACTTTAAGCCAAATGGTGACCATTCAATCTGTTTAATAGAACAAACGGAAAGAGACATAGCGGCAGAAATTAAATAAGAAATCTTAATAAAGATAGTGTTGGTCTTGAAAAGATCCCATTTCTGCAAAACTTCCGTAGAGGTCCAGGCTTGAGGTGTGATATCCTCTTTAGGCATTCGAGTTATTTCATCAATGATGTTTAGAATTTGTCGGATAACCGACTTCTTGGTATTCATTTTAATGTATGCTATAACAGCAACAAAAACATCAGTGAATGATTTAGCTCGAGAAACTTGGTATGCCATAACGACCAAATTCTCGAGGTGAGAAACCCACTCTGCAACATCATCATCAGTTGAGTCACCAGTTAAATCTTGAATAGATTTTAACAACTTTGAAAGAACACCATGTTCTTCCCCATTAAGATCAGTTTTTTCCTGAGGTGGTGTTGCTATTGCCTCACGCACCAAATCATTTCGTTCTTGGGACGTTTCTGGTGGTGGTTTCTCAACAGAGTCTGTTTCATCCTTGAGCTGTTGATCCAAACTCGGAGAGGTCTTTTCGTCTCCAGGCATAATCCACCCATATTCACCAAAATTTGTTGATGAAGGTGTCAAAGTACCCCAGGAGCAACCCGTCCAAGGGGGATGGTCTCCACCTCCCTTCTTTTCGAACATGTCCTCCAAAGATGTAAACTCAAATCCATGGGGTGAAATGCTGTGATATGCGTTTTTAGCAGCAATTTTTGCATTTCGTTTTCGAACCTGAATGTTGAAAGCGGTTCGACGCAATTCCTTAGCATTATAGCGCTTAGAATTGCCTTTCTTTTTATATTTCTGACGATTTGCCAATTTGGTGTCAGTAAAATTTTTAGACTGATCTTCACAAATAAAAAATTCAGCCATTATGATATTATTGTTATTTGTAGCAGCAAAAAATATATAGTATGTTGACTTGCCAATCAACATACGGGAAGATCGTATTTGAAATTGCGTACCTTTACTCGCATGAGCTAGTACTCCGGTCATCTTCCTCAGTCATAGCGTAGTTTTTAACTATAACTAACCGAATAGTGCCTTATTTGTCTCTCGACTATGCCTGGCACGGCATATATACGTCTGCGACTGGTAGCGAGCTTCTCAGGGCTCTTTTATCACTACACGATATCATCAGACTTCATTCACCCTAAAACA